TCAAGTATCGCTTTAGAGTGAGCCTTGAAAATTTTGGTGCTGGTGCTCCTAACATTGAACTAACAAAACAGATTATTGACGTAACAAGACCAAACGTAAACTTTGAATCAATTGCGATTGATGTTTACAACTCAAAAGTTTACTATGCTGGTAAACACACATGGCAACCAATTACAATCACAATACGTGATGATGTAAACAATGCTGTGAGTAAGAGTGCAGGTCAACAGTTACAGAAACAGTTCGACTTCTTCGAACAATCAAGTGCGGCATCCGGCGTAGATTACAAATTCAAAACTAGAATTGAAATCTTAGACGGTGGTAACGGTGCTAACACACCTAGTGTGCTTGAAACATTTGAACTGGTTGGATGTTTTGTACAAGACATTAACTACAATCAGTTAACATATTCAGATTCTAACCCAGTTGACATTACAATGTCAATTCAATACGATAACGCAATCCAAACTAATGGTGCTGGTCAGCCAAACGGTATTGGTAGTGCTATCGGAAGAACAATTAGAACTTTAGCAACAGGCTAATCTTTTAGTTAGTAGTCATCTGTTTGTAAAAGGGCCGGGTGTCAAAACTCGGCCTTTTTTTATGACTAAATATTAGTATGGCAAAGTTAACAAAATTTCTCGGTAATGTAGTAGGCGGCATCTTTGGAAACGAAGGTGATATGAAGGATTATAAACACGCGGCTCGTTTGTTTACAGACGAGTATATGCGTCTTGCACCTAAAGTTGAATTCCTTTATCATGTGTTTTTTGATATCAATCCTGCGGCGGCACGTTCGCCCGGTGCAAACATTGGCTGGTCTGAACGTAATCCAAATGTCGAAGTTGGTATGCTAGTTAAAGCCTGTCAGGTACCTGGAGTACAAGTTAATACAGAAACCAAAAATCAATATGGTAAAAAAACTAATGTGCAAACACAGGTGCAATATACACCTGTAAATATTACATTTCATGATGACAATGTTAACTTAGTTAGTGGCATGTGGCAACAGTATTTTAAAAATTACTATGCAGATTCAAATTATCCTGATGCATTATCTAGACAACCTGTATATAACGCCGCGGCAACTGGAAGACGTGAAGCACAACAAAGAGAAAGAAATGGCGGAAGATCGGGCGGAATAAATGAACAATATAGTTTTGGTTTAACAAATTATAATAGTGGTCACTTTTTTAGAAGAATAAGCATCTATCAGTTAAGCAGACATGCATTCTTTGAATATACATTAATAAATCCTATAATCCAAAGTTGGCAAGGCCCAACATTAAGTAGTGCAAGTAGTCAGCCAGCAGAAAATCAAATGACTATTATATATGAAGGTATTAAGTATGCTGAAGGCAGAATAACTTCTGAAAATCCGGACGGCTTTGCAGAATTACATTATGATAAATCACCTAGTCCGTTATCATTAATGGGAGGTGGAAGTGCATCATTATTCGGAAGCACTGGTGTACTTGCTGGAGGTTTAGATGTGTTTGGAGATATTGCATCCGGGAATGCTTTTGCTAATCCGTTATCATTTATTGGCACAGCAATTAAAGCAAAAAATACTTATGATAATGCAAAACAATTATCAAAACAAGGCATTAGAAATGAAATTGAAAGTATTGCTACAGGAGCAATCACAAATACTATTGCTAATACAGTTACGGTTCCTAGCATCAACAAATTAAATGATAGAAGTGCAACAGGTGCAACAGGCAATGGTGAAGATACTGTTTATAGTAGTCAGCAAACTCAACAAGAAGTAATTGATGACACAAACAATGATACTCGAACATATCGAGATAATTTAGTTTAGGATAAGATAAAATTATGAAAGAAACATATTCTAATTTACCCTTAGATGTACAAATAAAAAAGAAAGATAGTGGCGAAGATACTATTCAATATTTTGAAAATTACAACAAACTTGAATTACAATTTAAAGCAAGCGAAAGTGATGCTACTGTTGCATTTTTTAAAGGTAGAGGAATGGACGAACAAGCCGCAAGAAGCGTTTCTTTTATATTTTTAAAACAATGCAAATTAGATGGAGTTTCTGCTATTGAACTTTTAAGCACTTTAAAAAAACTAAAAGGAAATCAATTAGACAATGTTCTTGGAGAAATTTTAAATATTAATCGAATTAAAGTTTCTGCACTTGGAACCAAAAAAGAACAAGAAGACAATCCTGTCAAGAGGAACATCGTTGCATAATGGCTCGTTTAGGAACGTTTGCCCGCGGCAAATATGAACTCAAAAATCCAGACAAATATATAGGAACAAAAACTCCTACGTATCGCAGTAGTTGGGAATGGCACTTTATGAAAATGTGTGACGAACATCCTGCTGTAGCAAAGTGGGCAAGTGAAAGCATAAAGATACCTTATAGAAATCCTCTGGATGGAAAATATACTATCTATGTTCCAGACTTTTTTATTGTGTATTCAAACAAGTCAGGCAAAACACGAGCAGAAATAATTGAAATTAAACCAGAGAATCACACAGTAAAAGAAAGTGTTGGCAAGAGTGCTTACAATCAAGCCAACTATATTAAAAACAAAGCCAAATGGGAGGCCGCGGCTAAGTATTGTAAACAGCATGGAATACAGTTTAGGGTTATAACTGAAAAAGATTTATTCCATCAAGGCAAGAGAAGATAAGTATTATTATGACAAAGAAATTAGAAGAACTGTTAGATTTACCAGAAGTAAAAGAAACCATGGAGCAGGTTGAAGAACCAAAAGAACCTAGCAAAGAGGTTAAAAAGGAAACAGTCAACCTTGAGCGATCAATAGCGGAATTTGATAAAATATCCGCCGCTTTACCTATGGTAAAAGGTCTAGGAGAATTAGCAGACAAAGAACTTGATGATCTAGCAGAAAAAGCAAAACAAAGTTATGAAGACCTAATGGACTTGGGCATGAACGTAGAGTCACGTTATGCTGGTAGGGTGTTTGAAACAGCAAGCAATATGCTTAAAAATGCCATCGAAGCAAAGAGTCAAAAACTAGATAAAAAACTAAAAATGGTTGAATTACAACTTAAAAAACAAAATCTTGATCAAAAACAAGGCGAAAACGCCGATACTGTAGATGCTGAAGGCTATGTAGTAATGGATCGCAATTCCATTTTAGAGAAGATTTTGAACAAGGATCAAGATAAATAAACGTAGTTAAAGGAGAATATGATGGCAGGCGCATTTAAAAAATACCTAGCAGAAGCCGCAAAGCAGTATGATTTTGTAATCAAAGTTGCTGGGGATTTAGACGAAAATTTTGAAGAAAGTTTAGAAGTAGCATTAAAGAAATTTGATGTTGCTAATTTGTCAGCAGGTAAGAAAACTCCAATTCAAAGTGTGCCACTTGATTTTCCAGAAATGACAAACACAGAAGTAACTGTATACGAAACAACAGTTAACTATCCAACTACACAATATGAATTAAGAAATTATTTGTCAGACGTGCTTAATATGCAACAAGATTATATCAAAGTACGTAAACCAGGAGAGCCTACAGAAGAATATCAAGCAGAGCGTGACGAAGACAAGCCATACGAAGACAAACTCATGGACGGTGAATATAAAGATGCTCCTGCTGTAGATAAAGACGAATTAGTAACAACTGAAAAAGGTAAAGAGACGTTTTTACAACAGTTAGCAAAAGAACAAAAAGAACGTCATCAAGGAGAAGCATAATGGCATCACGTGAAATGATTGACGTACTACAACGTTTAAGAGAATTAGATGAAAAGAATCCTAATGTACATACTGACGCATTAGAGAACACAGAAAAATTAAATCCTCCAGTCGAAGAGGCTAAGAAGAAGATGGTAAAGGATCCAAAGACAGGTAAGATGGTTCCAGACTATGCTATCGACGGTAAAGGCAAAGACGATCTTAAAAAAGAAAATGTAAAAGAGTCTATTACTATTAGTGCTGACTCACCAGAAGACTTACCGGTTATTGCACAGATTATGAAACTTGCAGGTATGCAGGCTGTAACACCAGACATGATGCCAGACGTTGACAATGTTCCTGCAATGAAGGCAGATGATAATATTAACGGTTCACCATGTGGTTGTGATGACGACTCGGATAATGCTGTTATCACAAAAACAGATAAAGGCGTAGACTTTGACTTAGATAGAGATGGTGCACCTGACATGTCATATGATAACTCACCAGATGAAGCATACCAAGGTGTTGATGCAGTTACTACTAATGCAGGCACAGACGGATTAAATGGAACTAATCATCCACAGGATATCAGAGTAAAAGATGCAAGTCCATATGCAAACTATGAACAGCGTTTAGCAAAACTGGCAGGCATTGAAACTGAAGCAGTGGTAGGCGGTAATGCTAGACCAATAGATCCAAAATCAGTGTTTGCAAGACTAGGCAATGACATTCAAAGTATTATGAATGATGCATTAGATGGCAACGACATGGCCGATGACATTGCAGACGAATTAGGAGACTATTTAAGAAATGGTGAGGCTCCGGAAGGTTCACACTATGAAAAGGCAATTCAGATAGTAATGAGTTCAATACACGATGGTCCACAAGCACAAGCAGAAGCGGCTGAAGAAGCAATTAGTGTCTTACACAGCGAAGAAAAAAATCCTAAATTTGCCGACGAAGGTTATGCTAACTCAATGGGCAATGAAAAAGACGAGCCAACTTACAAAGGTTATGATCCAGACTATTCCGATCACACAGAAGATGGAAAACCTAGAGTGCGTTATGTACCGAGTAGATATGGCGATAACCCCTTAGAGTCAATTGAAAACAACCTAAAAGCAGAATACGAAAAGTTTAAAAAATAATTCCTAACTACCTTAGGAACGTTGCCCCGTGTAAAAGCGGGGCTTTTTTTTGACTAAAATTCCGATAAATATTTTTATGAAGACGGAATATACCAACGCCTTCTATGACATCGTATGTGAGACTAAAGAAACACACGGTTACGAACTTCCAGTTGAACTTGAGTCTTACATTGTATATCTTTTGGCTAGCCATTTAGATCGTCCAGACTTTTTACCACAATCAACATTTGCTGAAGCATATCTAAAATTAAAACGTCCTTATACACAAAACGCAAAACAACTAGGTGATACCTGTTTATTTGTGACAGGTGTATTTCCGTCATACGGGCAAGACAAAGGATTAAACGTAACTTACTATAGCAATATAGGAAAAAGCAGTTATAGCATGGCTAAGGAGTATTTAAACATAGACCTATTTGACAGTTTAAGCACACACTTTGACTTTTTGCGTAACTTTATAGATATCAGCATCAATAAGCGTAAAACACCACCGTTTTTAAAGTAAATACTTGTATGGCACAGAACGCAAAGAGCCTTGACGGTGTACTTGTCAAAAAAGCACACACAAGGACTAGATATACAGAAAAAGAAATTGAAGAACTAAGAGCCTGTGCGGATCCACAAACAGGTGCTAAATTCTTTATGGATAATTTCTTTTATATTCAGCACCCTACCAAAGGTAAACTGTTGTTTGAACCTTTTGAATTCCAAGAAAGGTTAGTAGACTCGTATCACAATTATCGTTTTAACATTAACATGCTACCAAGACAAACAGGTAAGTCAACAACTGCCGCAGGTTATCTATTATGGTATGCAATGTTTAATCCAGATGTTACTGTTCTTATTGCGGCACACAAATATGCAGGTGCCCAAGAAATCATGCATCGTATTCGCTATGCCTACGAAGACTGTCCAGACCATATAAGATGTGGTGTAACTTCATATAACAAAGGGTCAATGGAATTTGATAACGGATCGCGAATAGTATCACAAACCACAACAGACAATACAGGACGTGGTATGAGTATTTCATTACTATACTGTGATGAGTTTGCGTTCGTTAACCCTACCATTGCCAAAGAATTCTGGACTGCTATTTCTCCAACACTAGCAACAGGTGGTAAGGCAATTATTACTTCTACGCCAAACAGTGACGAAGATCAGTTTGCACTTATTTGGACAGAAGCAATGAAACGCTTTGACGAACACGGTAATGATACTGAAGTTGGTATAAATGGTTTCTATGCTTTTTCTGCACACTGGAGTGAACATCCGGATAGAGATGAGCAATGGGCCGCAGAAGAAAAATCACGTATTGGTGAAGAACGTTTTAGACGTGAACACGAATGTGAATTTTTGATCTTTGATGAAACACTTATCAACAGTGTCAAACTTGCTGAACTAGAAGGTGTGGATCCTTTACGTAAATTTGGACAAACACGTTGGTATAAAGATATCAATCCTAATTTCACATATGTGGTAAGTTTAGACCCTAGTTTAGGTACAGGTGGCGACTATGCGGCTATACAAGTATTTGAATTGCCTAGTTTTGAACAAGTAGCGGAATGGCAACACAATGTTACACCCGTTCAAGGACAAGTTAGAATACTTGCAGACATAACAAAAACAATTATGGAAGAAGGACAACAACGAGGTAGCAAACTTCCCCAAGTGTATTACAGTGTGGAAAACAACACAATAGGTGAAGCAGTACTAGTTGCAATTAATGAGTTTGGGGAAGAAAATATTTACGGTATGTTTTTAAGTGAACCTGCACGTAAAGGACATGTGCGTAAATTCCGAAAAGGGTTTAACACAACACACAAGACCAAGATCAGTGCTTGTGCCAAATTCAAACAGTTATTAGAAAGCGGTCAACTTAAGATTAAATCAAAACCACTTATATCAGAACTTAAAGCATTTGTAGCACATGGTACTACTTTTGGTGCTAAAACAGGCGAACACGACGACTTGGTAATGAGTACTATGCTTAATGTACGTATGCAAAAGATACTTGCAGACTGGGATCCTGCAATATACGAGAAAATGCGTGACGCAGATAGCGAAAGTAGCGTGATGCCCATGCCTGTGTTCATTTCATTCTAGTAGCATAAATAACTGTATGAATGGATTAGACGGTATAGCAAAGCAATTATTTGAAAAAATTCGCAGTCGTTTTCCTAAAATTGTAATGGGAGACGAAAACGGCGCACCTACATCTGATGAAAGTCAAGCACGTTTTTATGATTTTGATTGGGTAGTAAATGGTGAAAATCAAGGTGCTGTAAGCATAAGCATACAAGAAGGCGAATCATTAAAGATTTATTACAGCCAAAATATGCTTGAAAACTTACCAGAGCCTATTGAAAACGAATGGTATGCATTTTTAAAAGAAATGCGTTTCTTTGCTAAAAAGCATATGATGGGATTTGATGCTAGAGATTTAGCAAAGTCTAATCTAGACAAAAGAGATTATCAATACTTGGCAAACAAACAAGTTCAGGAGTCAGCAATGTATGGAACAACAAAATCTAGTTATGAGGAACTAGACAAAACTAAATTAATTATTAGACACAAAAAAGAAATTACACCAGAGCAAGCAGGTGCTAGAACAAGACACATTAGTTCACTGTTTATTGAAAATGAATCAGGCGAACGTTTTAAATATCCTTATGCTCATCTAGCAGGTGCAAGAGCAATGGCTCGTCACGTTGCTAACGGTGGTGTTCCACATGACGACTTTGGTAAACACATTATTGAAACTTCCTCAAACATTGCTAAACTAACTGCTTTCAAAAGATACGTAGGTAAAAAAGACTTCATGAATACAACCTCAAATGATATCATTGAAGGATCTAATGTTGAACTTGAAAACTTACGTAACCATATAAAAAAGTTACAAGGTCAACAGTACTATGTACAAACAAAAGAAAACTTTGCTCCTGTCGAGAACGGGGACACAGAATTGGGCGAAGACGTTATAAACGAACTTACCAATGCATTTACAATTCCACAATTTAATGAAGAACTAAAAGACATGTTCCCATTGCTACACAGCATTCATCAAAAGCGTGTTGCTGAAACAACACTTGACTTAGATTCTGTTGTAGGCGAAGCCAGTGCTGTAGCAGAAATGGATCTAGACAGTTTCTTTACAAAAGTTGCTGGCGCAGATTCAGATGGCTTTGATATGCTTCATGATGCTATGATGGGCAAGTATGGTAAGGCTGTAGAAAAAGAAGTACAAGACATGTACAATGATATTTCAGCGGATCACGGACTACACCCAGACGATGATTTTGAAAGAATCTATGATCGTATGTTAGATAACATCGAAGACGATTATGGTAAGACAGAAGGCTTAGATGATTTTGAATCGTGGGCCGATGATGTTGTTAACAATGCTCTCGAAGATGGCAACGATGACAACGGAACAACAGATGTAACAATTGATAAAGACGGTGCTATGAAACTAGCAGGCGATGAAGAAGAGCCTAAAGATGAAAAAGCAAGCACTGAGGATATCATTGAGTTTGTCCGCTCATTCTATGATAAAGAAACTGGAGCGTTTCCAAAAGGTGAAACAGGCGTGGTTATTTCCGCTCGTAAGCGTTTTGGCGATTCCGTAGGGGATCTAGTTGAGAAGTTTGTATCTAAACTGACAGGTAATAAGGTACAAGTGGAAGACGAAGAAGATGTAGAAGAAGGTAGTATCAAGTACATGCATAGTCTAAAAGCAAAAGGTCACAGCGATGAAGAAATAGCAAAAGAGTTAAACATGTCCGCTGATGAAGTTAAAAAGGCTATGAGCAAAACTGATGAAGATGCTGACAAAGACAACATGGGTTTTAGTGATAAAGAAATCAAAATGGCTTTTGGTGTATTGAATGACAAAAGATTCAAAGGTGGTAATTACACAGGTGCTGTTGAGGTAATTGAAAAGATTGCTAAAGGATTATCCAAACACCCTAGTGTGGCTAAAGCGTTACAGAGAACAAACGAAGAATTAGACTACATCACAGACAAATTGGCAAAATTACTAAGATAAAATTCACAAATTTAGTTGACTTTTAAGTCAAGACTAAATATAATAGTAGATATGTTGTTAGAGAAACTATCTACAACAGGCACATATATTAAAGGCAAACAAGGAGGCTTATTATGGCAACATTAGCAGAAATTCGTGCAAAACTACGCGAACAAGAATCACGCACTGGTGGTTCAAATCAATCAAGCGGCGGCGACAACGCAATTTACCCACATTGGAATATGGCAGAAGGTAGCGAAGCAGTACTTCGTTTCTTGCCTGATGCAGATCCAGAAGCGACTTTCTTTTGGAAAGAACGTTTAATGATCAAACTTCCTTTCGCAGGTATTAAAGGTCAAACTGATTCACGTCCAGTGACAGTTAACGTTCCATGTATGGAAATGTATGGAGAAACTTGCCCAGTACTACAAGAAGTACGTGGTTGGTTTAAAGATCCTTCATTGGAAGATCAAGGTCGTAAGTATTGGAAAAAACGTTCTTATATTTTCCAAGGCTTTGTAGCAGATAATCCAATTAGTGAAGACTCTACTCCAGAAAATCCAATTAGACGTTTTATTATTGGTCCACAAATTTTCCAAATTATCAAAGGTGCTTTGATGGATCCAGAGATGGAAGAACTACCTACAGATTATGTACGTGGTGTTGACTTCCGTATTAAGAAAACATCTAAAGGTGGATATGCTGATTATTCTACATCACAATGGTCACGTAGAGAACGTGCTTTAACTGATGAAGAAAAAGCGGCAATTGAAACACATGGTACATATAACCTTAACGACTTCTTACCTAAGAAGCCAACTGACGTTGAAGTTAAAGTTATTCAAGAAATGTTCGAAGCATCTGTTGATGGTGAAGCATATGATCCAGAGCGTTGGGGACAGTACTTTCGTGCTCCAGGCATGAGTGCTCCAACTGGTGATCCGAACGCAAGTAAAGCACCTGCGGCGGCAACACCAACTCCAACTCCTACTCCTGCACCACAACCAGTAGCAGAAACTGTAGCACAACCTGCTCCAGCGGCAACTACTGAAAGTGCAACTGAAGATAAACCAAGTAGCGAACGTGCTAATGATATTTTAGCAATGATTCGTAACCGTCAACAGTAAGGAGTAATCATGGCGAAACCATTTGACGTTAGTAAATTTCGTAAGAACCTTACCAAGAGCATTACTGGTCTAGGTGTAGGTTTTAACGATCCAACTGACTGGGTTTCGACTGGCAATTACGCACTTAACTATCTTATCTCTGGGGATTTCTACAAAGGGATCCCCTTGGGTAAGGTAACAGTGTTTGCTGGCGAATCCGGCGCAGGTAAAAGTTACTTTGCTTCAGGCAATATTGTAAAGGCCGCTCAAGAACAAGGCATTTTTGTAGTGCTAATTGACTCAGAGAATGCACTTGATGAAAAGTGGCTACAAGCATTAGGTGTTGATACAGACGAAAGCAAACTGCTTCGACTGTCAATGTCTATGATTGACGATGTAGCAAAAACAATTAGTGAGTTTATGAAAGACTACAGATCAGACTATGATGCTGTAGATACAGCAGACAGACCAAAGGTATTGTTTGTTATTGATTCACTAGGTATGTTGCTGACTCCAACAGATGTTGATCAGTTTGGTAAAGGTGACTTGAAAGGTGACATGGGTAGAAAACCTAAGGCACTTACAGCACTTGTACGTAACTGTGTAAACATGTTTGGTAGTTATAATGTTGGTATGGTATGTACTAACCACACATACGCATCACAAGATATGTTTGATCCAGATGATAAAATCTCAGGTGGTCAAGGATTTGTGTATGCTTCATCTATTGTGGTAGCAATGAAAAAATTGAAACTAAAAGAAGATGAAGAAGGCAAAAAGGTAACAGATGTACGTGGTATCAGAGCCGCTTGTAAGGTAATGAAAACACGTTACGCAAAACCTTTTGAAGGCGTACAAGTTAAGATTCCATATGAAACAGGTATGGATCCTTACAGTGGACTAGTAGACTTGTTTGAAAAGCAAGGTATTCTAACACAACAAGGTAACAGACTAAAGTTTGTTAACAGTCGTAACGAAGAAATTTTAAACTATCGTAAGGACTGGACAGGCGACAATCTTCAACTCGTAATGGACGACTTTTCTAAGATTAGGCATAAGTACGAAGATGCTGTAGAACCGACTGAAGAAGCGGAAGAAGCATCAACTACAACTAACGAGGAAAAAGTCAGTGATGGAAATGAGTGAAGATCAACTTATTGACATTTGGGAC